GTCTCCAAGTTCAAAACGGCGGCAGGTAGAAAGTTGACATCCCTAGAGTGTCATGACATCGTATGTAAAATCGCTGAGATTGTAGTCGTTGGGGGAGTAAGACGTTCTGCGTTGATTTCTCTATCTGACCTCAATGACAGGGATATGAGATACGCAAAAAGTGGTAACTGGTGGGAGAGTGAAGGTCAAAGGGCTTTGTCAAACAACTCTGTCAACTATCATGAAAAGCCTGGTATGGGTTCGTTCATGAAAGAGTGGTTGTCGTTGTATGATTCTAAGTCGGGTGAAAGAGGTATCTTCAGTTCTTTCGCATCAAAGACATCAATAGAAAGGCTAAATGAACGACATCGAACTAGACTGGATAGACGAGGATTATCAGATGGAACTGGAAGAGGAGTCAACGATAGAGGAGGAGATGGAGCTGGACGAACTGGAGATGATAGCGGAGGAGATGTTCGAAGGCGTGAACCGCGAGATGACTTTGGCACAAATCCGTGCAGTGAGATCATTCTTCGCTCAAGGGAATTCTGCAACCTTTCTGAAGTCGTTGTCCGAAGGTCAGACTCTCTTAAATCTCTCAAAACAAAAGTCCGTGTTGCGACAATCCTTGGAACGCTTCAATCCACTCTTACCAACTTCAAATACCTGACAAAAGAATGGCAGAATAACTGTCAAGAAGAAAGACTTCTGGGTGTATCAATGACTGGTATCATGGACCACCCAGTATGTAATGGGTCAGAGGGAGAAGAAAAACTCCGTAAATGGTTAACAGAAATGAGGGAGGTCGCCGTTGACACAAACGAAGAATGGGCGGACAAACTTGGAATCGAGAGGTCAGCAGCAATCACGTGCGTTAAACCTTCTGGTACAGTTAGCCAGTTGGTCGATTCTGCCTCTGGTATACATGCTCGCCATAACCCATACTACATTCGGACTGTACGTGCGGACAACAAAGACCCGCTCTGTCAGTTCATGAAAGAAGTTGGATTCCCTAACGAACCTGACTTCATGAAACCCGACCACACGACTGTGTTCTCATTCCCTATGAAGGCACCAGACGATGCCGTCATGAGGTATGACAGAGATGCCATTGAACAAATGGAACTCTGGAAAAACTACCTTGAGGACTGGTGTGAACACAAACCATCTATCACTGTATCTGTAAAAGAAGACGAATGGATGCAAGTTGGTTCGTGGGTCTATGATAACTTAGATGATATCTCTGGAATCTCATTCCTACCATTCAGTGACCACGTTTATGCACAGGCTCCATATCAAGACTGTGACGAACAGGGTTACAATGAGTTACTGGAAAAGATGCCTAAGAACGTGAATTGGGAAGAAGTTTCAAGATTTGAGGCTCAAGACTACACGGCTGGGGCTCAGGAACTTGCTTGTGCAGCTGATGGTGGTTGTGAGGTAGTTGATATCTAGACAATTAAAGATTACTAAATACTTTGAGGATTTTATGGCTACACCACAAGAAATGTTAAAAAGTCTAGTTGATAACGATGTTAACGCGTTCAAAGACCAAGTTGAGGCAGACTTGCAAGACCGCATTCGTCAACAAATAGACTTAAAGAAAATAGAAGTTGCGAAAAATCTTGTAACTGGTGAAACAGAGGAAAACTGAGGAGAATAGTTGAAGAACTTTTCAGAGTTGATGGAAGGTCCAGTCCCAGGCTTTCGTATGACTGGCGGCGCAAGAGGAAAGGCTCCCAAAAGAGTCAAGTTTTTCTTTTGCGGTGCTGGTAGAAAACGAAAGTCTATGGGTCCAGGCAAACCACCAAGATGTCTCCCTAAAGGTGTACCAACTAAGACTGGTGCAGCAAAAATACGAGACATGATGGGACGAAGAAAAGCTCAGAAGACAAAAAAGGCATTAGGCCCTGCGTATAAGAAACGTGTGGCTTTCAAACATTCGATAGCTATGCAGTTTCGTAAGAAACAGGGCATAAGAAACTATGGGAAGTCAGCATGAAACTGATAAAAGAATTCAACGAAGACCTTCTTTGTGAGTCGGTCACTTCTGAGTCGAAAGACGGAAAGAAGGACTATTTCATAGAGGGAGTTTTTCTGCAGGGAGACATTAAGAACAGAAATGGTCGAGTGTATCCCAAACCTGTACTCCAAAAGGAAGTCAAACGATATACTAAGGAGTACATTAATAAGCAAAGAGCATTCGGAGAATTGGGTCATCCTGACTCTCCAACAGTAAACCTTGATCGTGCATCCCACATGATCAAAGAACTTAATGAAGATGGTTCCAACTATATTGGTAGGGCTAAGATTATGAGCACACCTATGGGAGAAATCGTGAAAAACCTTATTGATGAGGGAGCCAAACTTGGTGTAAGTTCTAGAGGTATGGGTTCATTGAAACCTAATACTCAGGGGGTCAATGAAGTCCAGAAAGATTTTATGCTGGCGACCGCCGCCGATATCGTCGCTGACCCTTCAGCTCCAGATGCATTCGTAGAAGGTATCATGGAAGGAGTTGAATGGGTTTGGGACAATGGTCTCTTGAAGAGGATTGACCTTGAGTACGCAAGAGACCAAATTAACTCTGTTGCCGCCACTAAGTCAAGTGTGCTAAAAGAGGAAAGACAGAAGGCTTGGATTTCCAAGTTCGAAATCTTCGCCTCCAGTTTGCGGTAACCCTAAATAGATAACAGGACACTTTCTAATACTAAGGATTCTAATGACTGAACAAGAAATGTTAGAACAAATTTTGGATGAGGAAGGTACGAAAGTGGCGACGCCTGGTCAATCGGGGAAAGCCGAAGACATGGGCGGAGAAGATGGTGAGTCTAAAGCTCTAAAGATGAAGACCGCCGGAAAAGGTGCCGCGAAAGCTAAAAAGGCATCTGCCGATCCTTCTGCCACTAAGATAAAAGAACCATCCGATTCATCTGAAATGATGTATCAAGACGAAGTCGAAGCCGTTGAAGAGGGAGAACTACCTCCAGCTCTGAAGAAGGCTATCGATGCTAAAAAAGACGATAAGGAAGAAGAGGAGGAAGAACAAGAAGCTCCTGTGAATCCACGTACAAAACTCGGAATGTTAAAACAAGTATCCGAGCGTCTTGGAAACATGAAAAAGGCCGAGGTCGAGGAAGTCCTCAAAGGTATGAAGACCAAAGAGGAAGAAGAAGCCCGACTCGCCGCAGAGGCTAAAAAAGAAGAGGAAGAAGAACCAGAAGAGGAAGAAGAAGTTAAAGAGGCCAAACCAGCAGCTACTAAGTTAGAGAAGCTGAAGGCCGAAGACTTGAACCTTGACCTTGGTAATTCGACTCAGGAATTGTTTGAAGGACAAGAACTTGATGAGGAGTTCAAACAACGAGCTTCAGTTATCTTTGAGACTGTAGTCAGTAAAGCAATTCTGGAACAAGTCAATCAACGCTTAGAGACACTGGAAGAGGTTGCAGCGGTCGAGATCGCTGAAGGTATTGCCGAAGCCGAAGTTTCAATGGCAGAAAAGATTGATGACTACTTGACATATGTCGCCGAAGAGTTCTGTAAAGAGAATGAACTGGCCATTGAGAGAGGTATTCGTGCTGAACTCGCTGAGTCATTCATTACTGGACTCAAGTCACTTTTCGAAAAACATTACGTAGATGTGCCCGAAGAAAAGGTTGACATTGTAGAACAACTCTTCGCGAAAGTCGAATCTCTAGAAGAGAAACTTAATGTTGAAATGCAAACAAACATTGAGGCTCTCAAAGAAATGAAGAACTTCAAAAAAGTCGAAGCTATTGCTGAGGTTTGTGAAGGACTAACGTCAGTGGAAACTGACAAAATGTGTGAACTGGCAGAAGCCGTTCAATACGACAACCATCAAGAGTTTGTTGAGAAAATCAATACACTCAGAGAATCGTATTTTAATACACGAGAAACATCGAGCATTGAAGAAACACGACAGACACTCACTGAAGCAGTTACAAACACTGAAGAAGAGGGTACTGAAGAGACTTCTGACACGATGCAACGATACACCCAAGCTATCCGCCGAGTACAACGGATAGTAACTTAAACAAGACAGGAGCAACTATGTATCTTTCGGAACAACTCCAGAAGAAGTGGGGCCCAGTCCTTGAGCATCAGGACTTACCTGAAATCAAAGACCCTTACAAAAAGGCCGTCACAGCTATCCTTTTGGAAAACCAAGAGAACGCATTGCGCGAACAGTTTGTCTCAGAACATTCTATGTTCCTGTCAGAGGCCGCACCAACAAACGCCATGAGCGGTGCTAACGGACTAGGTGGTTTCACTGGTGCATCTGTGGGAACAGGTGACCAGGCCATCCAGTTTGTTGACCCAGTGCTTATTAGCTTGGTAAGAAGGGCAATGCCTAATCTTATCGCTTATGACATTTGCGGTGTTCAGCCAATGACTGGACCAACTGGACTCATCTTCGCGATGCGTGCACGTTACGACAACCAGGCTGGAAGTGAGACTTTCTACGGAGAGCCAAATACATTCCATTCTGGTCAAAACACATCTGATGGTTCCGCCATCACTTCAGCTCAGTCCGCTATTCTCGGACAGGGTAGTGGTTCACCACTCGACCTAGCCCTTAGTGGTCAAGGTGGAGGTGCTTCCGTACTGGAAGGTGAATCGGCAGGTGACGGATCAGCTCGAGCTAACGCTTCGACTGGACTGGGAACACAGGCAGGTCAAATCGCCGAAATGGCGTTCAGTATCGAGAGAATGTCCGTAGAGGCAAAGACTCGAGCACTGAAAGGTGAGTATTCAATGGAACTGGCTCAAGACCTTCGTGCAGTACACGGACTTGACGCTGAGACCGAACTCGCTAACATTCTTTCGACTGAGATTCTTGCTGAAATCAACAGGGAAATCGTTCGAACAGTTTACACCATCGCCAAGCCAGGTGGAGCTAATAACACCGCCGCTGGTACACTCGACCTGTCCGCAGGTAGTGGTGACCACGATGGACGATGGTCCGTAGAACGCTTCAAGTCCCTCATGTTCCAAATGGAAATTGAGGCCAACGAAGTAGCAAAAGGAACACGACGCGGTAAGGGTAACATTATCATCACTTCAGCAGATGTTGCGTCCGCCCTTCAAATGGCTGGTGTTCTTGACTACGGAAACATCCTGAACGGAATGAACAGCCTGAATGTCGATGACACAGGTAACACATTCGCTGGTGTCCTGAACGGACGCTTCAAAGTATACGTTGACCCATACGCAGGTAACTTCACCGCTGGTTCAGACAACGGAATGCACTATTTCGTAGTTGGATACAAAGGTTCAAGTGCCTATGACGCTGGACTGTTCTACTGTCCATACGTCCCACTGCAGATGGTTCGTGCTATCGGTGAAAACACCTTCCAACCAAAGATTGGTTTCAAGACACGTTACGGCGTAGTTGAGAATCCATTCAGTCAAGGTTTGACAGTTGGTGCCGGTGTAGTAACTGCTAACAGTAACGAATACTACAGAGGTGTCGCAGTCAAAGGACTGTTAGGATAATCTAAGTTAACTTAGAGGCATTCACAGGGAGGGGGGAAACCTCCTCCCTTTTTTTGTTTGTAATGGTTATTAGGTGATAACTGGAATGGGATATCATGAGTATGAAAGACTTATACGCCGACTCGGCAAACGCTTATCAAAAGTTTCAACAATCAGCATTGTATTTATTCTTATTACCTTGTGTTCTGGTTGTTCTAGTTTTCGTGATTGCACTTACTCCATTTCGGATAGTAGACACAGATGCAAATCGTGCGATGCACGGACTGGATGCGGTTCCTACTGCACCAGTTTCAACCCCTTCTTTGACTCCCCCTACAGATGGCATCCAAAAGGAAAGTTCACAGGATGTGGTAGTTGGGGATGGTATTTCGGAGACTGATGGCAATACAGACCAACCCACAAACGACAACTGATAATCACAACTTTCTACAGAATGTATCATTTGAGTTTGGCATTGGTCGTTTTCCAAACCTGAACTTTTTCGTTCAAAGTGTCACACTCCCTGGCCTAGACCTTGGGTCCGCCTCTATTCCTACTGGTACTGTACCATACAAATACTACTCAGAAGTTATTGACTTTCAACCACTGACATTGACATTTGCAATAGACGAAGATATGGCCAACTACATAGAAGTATGGTCTTGGATGACTACTGTTGCTGGTGTTTGTAGAGAACCTGAAAAAGTTGAAGACAAAACAACAGGTAAAACAACTTCTGACATGGTTCTACTCATACACACTTCTCATAGAAACCCAAATATAAAATGTGTATTCCGTGAAGCATACCCCACATCACTTGACCCTGTCACATTTGACTATAGGTCAGCATCCATCGACTATCAAGTCGCAACCTGTACATTCGCATACTCACACTATTCCCTTGACCCAATGACATCATAATATGGACTATCTCCTTGAGTGGGAGAAAGACTCTAGAATAAGCGATGACCTCACCTTAGAGTCTTTGAAAATCCCACAACTCCATTCAAAATGGATGAAGTATCTCTATGCAGAGAAAAAAGAATTGGTCATCATTCAACGAGCCTATGCCAAGATGAAACGTCTACGATGGGAATACTACAATGGAACCATTGACCATCGTGTTCTAGACGAACTGGGATGGGAACCATTCCTCCAGAAGATTCTGAAACCAGACCTACCGATGTGGCTGGAGTCTGACAAAGAACTCGCTGACATTAAAGATCAGAGAACCGAAAAAGAAAACATCATTTCTATACTGGAACAAATTATCAAACAGATAGTAGAACGTCAGTGGACCATCAAGAATGCAATAGAATGGCGTAAGTTTGAAATGGGTGTTTAGTCATTTATTGCCACCAAATTCTTCACATTATGACGAACTTCTTCCAGAGTTTTATACTCCAAAGGGACAAGACCTTGATCTGCAAGATACCCATACTCACCCATTGCGGCCTCTGATGTATATTCTGCCATGAACTCTGTCATGCCTGGAATATATTTAAAGTGTTCTTTCTTTGCGTAAAAGAACAATGGTCTTGCGATTGGATATTCGTAACTTTGAATGGACTCAAGAGAAACCTCAACTCCCTCAATGAGAACACTTTGAATCAAGTCACGATTCTGGTCAAGAAAAGAGAAACCAAAGATGCCAAATAAATCTGGGTCTTTGTCTAATCTTTTGACAATGAGAGTATCATTCTCTCCAGCTTCTTCTACTGGTCCATCCTCACGGAATGAATGACACTTCTTTTTTCCCAACTTTTTATACAATCCAGCTTCCTTACACCCTTTATTCATCACTAAGGCGTCCCATGCATCTCTTGTTCCAGATGTTGGGGGCGGTGCCATGATTGCAATTTTCTTTTTTGGTAATGAAGAATCTATCTCATTCCAATATGTTGGTTTTGGTCCATGTTCTGCCATTGCAAGAAATAATTGTTTCTTGGTTAGATTCCATTTCTTCTGTCCTGCTTTTTGTGCAAAGACGATTCCATCATTTCCAACAATCACTTCAATGATACCATTGACTCCATTTGACTTACAGAGTTCAATCTCACTTTTTTTGATTGCTCTAGATGCATTAGTGAAATCTGGATGTTTTGTACCTAACCCAGCACAAAACAACTTCATACCACCACCTGTTCCAGTGGATTCAACGATTGGAGTTTTCCAACCCTTCTTACCATGTTTTTCAGCTACAACTGTAGTGAATGGATAAACTGTAGAAC